TGTTGGTTATAAATTTTAGCCTCTTTATAGTGTAATTTATACCCTAATTTTTCAATCATTTTTTTACCCATACTGATTCCGTTGAAAACATCTTCAACAACGACATATTCATTTTTTGTATGATAGTTGTAATATCCGATTGAGAAATTAATACAAGAAAAATCAAACTTACCTCTTAATGAATAAACGTCAGTATACGGATGAACCATATATTGCATACGTTCATTGTCCATACCTTCTGTTAAGATTTCATCAACAGTACTGAAGAATTCAGAATCTCTATCAAATAATATTTGACCAAAACATTTTTCAGTAATCATCCAGTTTTCAGGGGCGTCAAATTGAATTGCATAACCGACATTTTGGAAAAATTCTTCGTTAGCTTTTTTGGACCCGTGACAACCAGTTTCTTCCGATACGAAAAATGCCGCTTTCAAATATGGTAATTCTTTCAATAAAGTTAAACATCCAAAAACACCACATTTGTCATCACCACCAATACCTGTCGCGTGACCGAAGTCATTATATGCTTTATAGGATAACTTTGTTTCTCCTTGAGCATTTGGAAGGTATTCTTCCGCAATATTGATTGTATCAATTTCGTGAACAGTATCTGTATGTGAAATCACACACGGGAAATAAAAGTCAGGAGCAATTAATGGTGATTCCTGCTTGGTGGCATAAACGTTCTTGAATTCATCAACATAGAATTCAATATTGTTTTCAGTCAACCAATTTTTTAGGAATTCAACCATAAGGTCTTCCTGATACGTTTTAGTTGGAACACTTAGAACGTCTTTAAGTAATTGTAGATTTTGTGTCATAAACACAAAGATAAGAAAAAATTAGATTTCTTCCAAATTAAATAATGTGGGCTGATAAAGTAGATAATAGAAATTCTCCTCAGTCAATTTCAATGTTCTTTGTTTTAACTCTTTTGAAAGTTTAACAATAACCTTATTTGGGTTCATTTCAAAATTTTCAATATAAAATCTAACATCTTTCTTTTTAGGTAAAGTGTGCCATTTACCAACTTCAAATTTCTTGCCAACCCTATCTACCATATCAAGATATTCTTGCATACTGAAATCACCGTTTCCACCATCTTCAATCTTTTCAATTATATCATCTAATTTACGTCCAACATAATTGTTGAATGAATCACTATCAAATTTTTCAGAATCTTGATATTCATAACTATTCTCTTGCCATCCACCTATTGAAGATTTACTTGAACTGAAAATTTTAGGTAGTAATTCCGCAATTGGTACATGTACCATATTTTCCTTAATATACCACATTACAAGATTTGCAATAGTTGTTGTAAATTCGTCATCAGCAACATAGGTAAATCCAAAATCATTAAAATAGTCATTTAACTCTTTTTCAATTCTTTCTTGAGCAACTTGGGTCATTTCCCTATTTTTTTCGGTATGATAATCGTCAAGAATATCTTGGGTTTCATTTTTAAATGAGGATAATAATTTTTTTGATAAATCTGACCTGAACTCATCATTTTCCAAATCAAACTTTTTTGGGAAAATGTATCTTGATATTTGTTTTAACTTTTCAATATTGTCCTCATTTAATTCATAAAAAATGATGTACCCATTTTCAAAGTCCTCTTTAACACTAGACGAATCAATAAAGTCATAATCTGAATAATACGAATTAATCATTTTCATAAACCAAACATCATCTTCGTGTAAACCTACTCTGTCCCAAAATTTCTTATCGTTAAACCCTAGTTTAACAACACTTTGTCCACGGTTAGACCTATCTTCTCTAACATGATAGATGTCTGAGTCAGAATCTTCTAATTCCCCTTTTTGAATTTTACCTCTAACGTAATCCTTCAAAGCCATAAAAGTATCGTATGATGCCATATTGTTTATAAATACTTAAAATATTCTATATTTTTCACATGAAAACAATTGAAGAGGCAATCCAGTCTGTCAAAGACTTTGACTGGAAAAATTCAACTCAAGAAGAGATTGAAAATATTTTGCCTACGTTTGGAATGAATGACGAGCAGTTGTTTGAAATGCCGAAAGAATTTGAACCTAATATGGGTTGGGGAATCAAGTTTTGGCAATACCCAAATCAATTAAGTAAGTTAATTACATACCTCAGGGACAAAGAAATTAATTCTTATTTTGAGATTGGTGTAAGGTGGGGTGGGACTTTTATAATAATGAATGAAGTTCTAAGAACAAACAATCCATATATTGAATCATTTGCAAATGATTTTATTGACGCCTCAGAAATATTAGATACATATCAAAATAAATTTACAGGAAACAGATTCACTTATTTACAAAATGATTCTAACGACGTGTATTTGTTTTATAATATAGGACCAAAAATACATAAACCAGAACCTCACATTGATTGTGTTTTTATTGATGGATGTCACCTATATTGGTGCATTAAAGAAGATTATCAACGAGCACTAAATTTAGGTGCCAAGTATATTATATTTCACGATATTATCAGTCAATCTTCCGTACCATCAAAAATGGCATGGGATGACATCAAAAAGAAACACAGAAAAACTTACGAATTTACCGACCAATATGATTCAGTTAAAGGGACTTATTTAGGTATTGGTGTTGTAGAAGTCACAAAAGATGACGATATATTTCCTTTCTATGAGGAATACTACCCACATTTGTTTGGAAAATAACATATTTATACTTACCTTTGTTTCAGTTCTTTAAAATATGGGCCCGCCTTGGATTTGATTTCAGGTGTCAGGGGTAGGTGGCATGTAGTCAGAATTCATCTATGACTTAAATCCATGGTGAAAAAATTCAAATGGCAATACTTTTGCTAAAATGGCTGCTTTAGGTTTAACTAGAGAAGCTGTTACTGTTGGTGCTTAATTAGTACAGAACAGTCTCGGGTCGGTTAGGACATATAACCTAGGAACAGAAGTCCACTATAGGGGTCACAGGTCAGAGCTCCTTTAAAATAATTCTGAGACCAAGTTGTTTGCAGGTAGGTTTCTCACATACATCAGACCTGATATTTCGTAACATTGAGAAACAATGTTGTACTAAACATGTAGTCACTTATTGTTGAGCAGGAAACACAGCGGTTCGACTCCGCTCGGGTCCACCACTTGGTAATCTGAAAAGATTACCATTTTTTTTAAATTATGAGTAAAATATGCGATATATGTAGTAACAAATGTTGGGGTAGTCCAGGCTATCACGGTAGTTGTTGCTCAATTGAAGACCGTGATTTCATTATTGGTCCACATGCTGATTCCGAAGAATTCTTAACTAAATTGAATGAAAAATTTGGTCGTGAATTTGAATTTGATGAAATTTTTTATAGTTACGAAAAAGGTAAAACTATTTTTCCAAATAAGTCAACTTGGCAAAATCCTAACTCATATCCTGCTTTAAAAATTAACTTTTCAAGTATGAAAAAACCGTGTATTTTTTATAATACACAAATCAAAGCATGTTCAATTTACGAAATTAGACCAAAGACTTGTCAAGACTATATGTGTGACTATTTGAAGGAAAATATATCATTATAATATTAAACCCTCATCTTCGGATGGGGTTTTTTTGTCACAAATTTTTACTATATTTGTGACAATGAACAAATTATTTATCGGGTTATTTATTTTTTTTATATATACAATATCCCAAATTTTCACTTTTTATCAATTACAAGGACACTTGTGGAATAAATGGATTAAAGAGAATCCATTTATGATGACACTGATTGGTATTCCAATTAGTTATTACGTTATTTTAGCTAGCAGACAAATGGTTAATTTATGGGATGGTCAAACTTGGCCAAATAGAATCATTGGATTTTGTCTTGGAGTTATTGTTTTTAGCATTATGTCTTGGTTTATGTTAAAAGAACCTGTTACCCTTAAAACATCGGTTTGTCTTTTATTAAGTTTTGTTATTCTTGGAATCCAATTGTTTTGGAAATAAAAGGTATTTATGAATATGAAATTCATGGGTATCTTATTAACAGAAGGCAGAAAAGAAGATTTAAAGAAAAAATATGCCAACAAGTTTGAGGGTGGTACTGGGTTAGACTTTATTTTGAATATTTCCGATTTGGTAGACTTTAATCACAAATACACAGATTGGGTACTTAAAAATGTAGACCCTGAATCGGAAAATTTTGATGATGATGTTGAATATATTGTAGAATTGGTCAAAGATTTTGATAAATATTCAAGTCAATTTCCTAAAAAAGATATAAATCAATACGTATCCTTAAATGAACTTGAAAGTGTAGTCAATTTTGTAAGAACCAAAAACAAGGATAAAGAATTAGAAGGACAAGCAAAAAAGATTTACGAAAAAGGTGACTTTGTAGTTATTCAACCAAAAACTGAGCAAGCATCTTGTAAATACGGTTCAAATACAAAATGGTGTGTATCATCAAAAGACTCAGGACATTTTAATAGATACACCGCAGGTCGTCAAGGATTATATTTCATAATTAATAAAGCCAAGTCCACAAACAAAAAGTACTCAAAAGTTGCAATTCATTTTGATGATGGTGGAGAACCAAGATATTGGGACTCCCAAGATTCACCAATGGGTCAAAGGGAGATTGAAATATTTGAATATGCGTTTGATGAAATGATTGACGCAATAAAGGCAGATTATAGAATATTTGCGGGGTCAATGACTGATAAGTTTTTAACAGAAGCATTTAATTCTGTAGGTGAAACTTCTGCAGATAAAAAAAACTACTTAAATTCAACTTATACTTTATCAACACTTGTTAGAGGATTTCAAAATTTATCTAATTCAGATTTTGGTCATACGGAAGGTATTTTAACCATATCTTTAGACTCAGATAATGAGAATAAATTAATTGATGGATATAGAATTTTTGTCACATATAAATCTAAAGATGAAAAAAATTTCATCGCTAGTATAGGATTTATGGGTGATGATGATATAAGAGGAGATGACATTCAGGACCTTGGTCTTGAGGAGTGGGGAATTGATTCAACATACTATCTTGGTAAAACTCCTGCAGAAACCGCTGAAGGTGTTAGAAGACACATTGCACATAGAGTATTGGACCACATCGTAACTAATCCAAAACTTACACAAAAAGTCGTTGGGACATCAAAAGTTTGGAATGCATCTTACGGTGGATATAAGTTTAGTAAAAACAAAGGATTAATTAAAAAATTAGTTGATTATTTAGACAAAGGTGAAATCGGTACTAAGTTAGATTTCTTGGAAAATATAGGTAAACTTGATTCTAAAGTTGTTGACGGTAAAAAATTGTATTCCCATTCAGGAAGTGATAAATTCTACCCTTCGGTTAATTGGAGAGGTCAGTTTGCAACATTCTTTTCGGCAGCCAAAAATGCAGGAATTTTAAATTATAGAAAAGTAGGTAAGGACTTCTTATTAGTTAAAGGTCCTAATTTTGAAGCATTCAAATCAGGTGAGCTCAAAGCTCTTTAGATAATTTGCGAAAGTAGATATACAATCCAAAGAAAAGCCCCGCAATACAATACAAAACGAAGTTCGCTTTCCATAAACTTCCTGTCAGTAATATTAGGGAATACTGAACGGCATCGAACCCAAAAGGATTGAAAAACAATGCCAGCATTAAAAATATTTGAGAGAGATTGTCTTGAAACGTTCTTCTCCACGTTTTTCTGTTTGTCACCATCTGTCATATTTTAACGTTTAAAATTTATGTCGTTTGACCTATCTTAATTAACATAAATACTTATTTAAATGAAAATGCAAACTTATACAATATCAGAAAAACATAAAACATTTGTGTGGTTACCTCCCAAATGTGCAACTAATTTAATATCATGGGTATTAGGTTATTTTGAATTTTCGTCCGTTGTAATGGATACAGAAACTAATCAAATTCATAAGATAATACCAAATCAAACAACTCATTTTGGACATAATACAATTTTTCCCCCGAATCATGATGAATTATTATTTATCTGTGCAATAAGAAATCCTTATTATAGAGCACTATCACTGTATCAGTATCAAAGTGATGCAAAAAACCTAAGTGTTGATAATTTTGAAAAATTTATAGATGAAAGAATCGTAAAAAACACTATCTTACCTATATTCAAATTTTCATCTTTTTTTAAAGATAGAATGCCCAATTATTTAATCAGAACTGAAAATCTATATGACGACATAATAAAAATACCATTTATCAGAGATTCTGATTTAACCAGTTCTGGTGTTTTAAAAAACTTTTGCGATAAAAAAATAAACAAAAGTTATAACCAACTTAACCCTGATGAGTATCTAACACCACATATTAAAGAAATCATTTATAATATTTCTTCGGACCATTTTGATTTATTTGGATATGAAAGATAATTTATTTATCTTTGTAGACTATGAAAGTCATATTTTTAGATAATGATGGAGTAATCTGTTTATCAAATAATTGGGGGGGTCGTACAAAAAAATGGGCGAAATATCGCTCCGCAAATCCTGAGTCAAGTAATTTACTCAGCGAAGCGCCAGTTGATGTAAGATTTGATGATTTTGATAAGAAATCTATTAAAATTTTAAATGAAATTTTAGAAGAAACAGGAGCAGAGATTGTAGTATCTTCTGATTGGAGATTTCATGCAACTTTAGAAGAATTAGGTGGGTATTATTTATCCCAAGGAATCTCAAAAAAACCAATCGGATTTACCAAAAAGTTAGGTCAATTTCAAGAACCTAAAAACTTCCCATGGTCTCGTCAGTGGAATTTAGAACAGTCAAGGTCCTTAGAGATACTTCAATACCTTAAAGACCATCCAGAGGTCACAGAATGGGTTGCAGTAGATGATTTGAATATGGGAATACCACAGACTCACGAGAGTTGGGGTGAAATGGAAATGGATTGGGGTTTGACCAATTTTGTACTCACACCAAAAAGTAGTGAAGGGATTAAACAAACAGGATTAAAAGATAAAATCATAAAACTATTAAATGATGACAATACTACATCAGGTATTTAATTTAATAATAGGGCTTGTTTCTATTGTAATAATAATTTTAGCAATTGCAGGGGGCGCATTTTGGTTGGGAGATAAAATGAATAAAGATGATAGATATAAATAAGATAGTTGAAGGAAGGTATGTAGGAGTTGCTCCTGAGGGGTTTGTCCTACTTCATGAAAAGACAATTCAAGATTTACAAGATTTTGAAATTTGGAAAGAGTGGAAAAATAAAATTCTTGAATTAGATTTAAAAAACAGAATTGAGATGGAAGAGTGTAAAAAGTCTTAAGTTTCAAAACAGGGTCAAGTTGGTGTAGCCATCTGCAGTGGTAAACGGAAGCTAGCTCCTAGGTAATACCCACCAACCTCTGACCTATAATTTAAAAGCATTATGAGTAAAGTAACAAAAAACCCCACATTATTTGTGGATATAGACGGTACAATTGTGAAGTATCGTAAATTTAATGAATTAGCCACAGCAGTATTAACACCCATTCAAGATGTAATTGATTACGTAAATAACCATTACAATTCAGGGTCGGTGATAATTATAACTACAGCACGTCCTTCAAGTTATGAGTTGATGACCAAACAAGAGCTTGAAACTCTTGGTGTAAAATATCATCAAATTGTTATGGACTGTGGAAGAGGTACAAGAGTCGTTTTAAACGATATGGACCCTGAAAACCCAATCCAACGGGCTGTTGGAATAAACTTCATTAGAGACGGTGGATTTGAACCAATAGGTGGAATCCCAGATATTAAATCGTATGAGTTATAAAGTATCACCAAAAAGACATTTAGCTAAAACAATTAGTTATAGAATTATCAGTACATTAATCGGATTTTTTGCCATGTGGTGGGCAACAGGAGATATTAGATTTGGAACCGCTTTTGGTTTTATTGAATTAATTTTCAAACCATTTTTATATTACGCCCACGAAAGGGTATGGTACAAATGGTTCAAATTTGGATTAGTTGAGGAAAAGAAACCCAAACCAAAAAAAGTTCAATTAAATGAAGTGGAGACTAAAGTCTTAGAAGAAGTTCAACCTGAACCATTAAGTAAAGAACCAACAAATATAGTTCAACCTACAGGAAAAAAAGTATTAAGTTATTCATCTAATAGATAAACCGAGTTCGCTCGGTTTTTTTATTTCAAATTGTTGTATTTATATAACATATGAGGAGCACAGACATTAAAAAAATACTTGAATCATTTGATAAAATTCTTAATGAGAATAAATCATTTGTTAATGAAGCCGCCATTAATTCACCATTAGACCAAACATCTGCTGGTTCAGGATTTGGACAAAGGTGGGGTAAATTGCATAATGGTGTTGATTTGGCAGCAAATGCTGCGGAAGTTAAAGCGCCTGCTGATGGTGTTGTTGTAACAGTTGCCGCTGACGAATACCCATGTGGTGGTACAATTGTTATTGACCATGCCGATGGATATAGAACAGGATTTTGTCATTTACAAAAAATAAATGTTACTTCTGGTCAACAAGTTAAACAAGGGGATGTTATTGCAATTAGTGGTGGAGGTGCAGGTGACCCAGGACGTGGTAGAAGCGACGGAAGACATTTACATTTTACTCTTAAAAAAGATGGTCAATATGTTGACCCAATGGATTATATAAATAAATCGGGTGTTAATTTAACAGGACCAGTTCCAACATCAAGTTCAACATCAGTTCCAACATCAAGTTCAACGTCAGGTACAACCGCACCAAAAGGAAACTTAGATTTTAAAACAAACGATACCACATTCATTAATAATATAGCCAACCCGATTATATCTCAACTTAAATCAAGTGTTGGCATCAAAGAGGAATCAAATAATGTTAAAAGAATACTTAAGTCATTTGATAAAATTCTTAATGAAAACAAGTCATTTGTTAACGAAGCATCCGCAACAAGTAATGAATTACTTGGTGGAACTCAAGTAAAAATACCTGCCAGTGGAGCACATGCTGGTCAATCAGGTTGGCAAAGTGGAAACGCTTGGGATATAGCGGCAGCACCAAATACTCCTGTTTATGCAATTGCCTCAGGTAAGGTAATTACTTTGAAAGATAACGGTACAGATGTTATTGAAACTGAAGGTAAGAGATTATATGGGTACGGATTTACTGTAGATAGTGAAAATAACCTTCCTGACGTTTATTATACTCATTTGACAACCGTAAGTGTAAAACAAGGAGATAATATTCAATGTGGACAATTTCTTGGGTATGTAATGAAATCACCTAAATCCGTAAATTATGACCATGTACACATTGGAGTTGAAACTGGTCACGAAATTACTGAGTTTTTAAATGCTGATGGTAGTTTAAAATGTGGTGGTGGAACAATTACTGGTTCGGGTTCCACTTCAATGTCAGGAACAACTACATCAACACCAAAAGCAAATTTAGACTTTAAAACAAACGATGCAACATTTGTAAACAATATTGCAGGCCCATTAGTATCCCAACTTCAAGCAGGGGCGGGTATTAAAGAACAAACGACTAAAGGTAAAGAAAGATTTTATTTACAATTCTGTAATATTTCACAATTAGCGGTTAAAAACGGACAACAAATAAGTGATGGAACCCTTTTAGGTAAAACCGATACTGATGTTGAAGTTAGTAAATTTGACACCAATAGAACCAAAATTAGATTAAAAAAAGGAGATATTAATTTGGGTAAAGATATCAAAGAGTATTTAGGTATTTTAACGATACCAAAGGACTCAAACACAAAAATAAAAAGCCCTGTTTCAGGAATCGTAACAACCAAATACAATAGCTCTTGTAAAAATCAAATAACTATTGAATATTATGTTGGTAATGACAAAGTAAAAGATAATAAAGGAACAAGAACAAAAGACCCTACATTTTCAGACCCATTAATGGGAGCAATTCTAACCGCACCACTGACCATATTCAAAGACAAATATGATAAAGATACAGGTGAATTAAAACAAAAAAGGTGGGGATATACTGGTGAAAAAGTTGACCCTTGGGTTAAAGATGCAATTGTTGCACCATTCAAAAAAATCGGAGACTTATTTAGAAAAGAAAACAAAGAAGAGGAAGAAAGAAAAAAGAAGAAAGTTTATGAAAATATAGAAAAAATTAAAAAGTTATTAAAATAAAAAAACCCACCAATTGGTGGGTTAATTTTTTTACAGAAAGTTATATTATTTAACTTCTTCTGCCTTAGGAGTTTCAGCTTTTGCTGGGTCTACAGAAATAACTGTAGAATCTACTTTAGTTGAATCAGCTACAACAGCAGTTGAATCAGTTTTTACTTCAGTTGATGTTCCTGTTCCGCAAGATGCCAATGCAATGATTGACAAGATAGCTAGGATTTTTTTCATGTTCTTTTTTTTTTAGGTTAATGTTTAATAACTTATAAGACTATAAATATATAAAAACTTATCTAATTAGTCAATTTATAGGTTAAATTATTTTGCGGAGAGTGCTGGATTTGAACCAGCGGTACCCTTTAGGAGTACGACAGTTTAGCAAACTATTGGATTAAACCTCTCTCCCAACTCTCCATTGTTGGAGTAGGTGGACTCGAACCACCGACATTCACCGTATCAGGATGACGCTCTAACCAACTGAGCTATACTCCAATAAAATAAGGTAGAAGCACCCAAAAGGGGTTTGGCCTCGGGTTACATCACGTATAGGAGCCCTGTGCTCCAACCCCGATATTGTGCGACGGCCGCATCAGTTTCTACTGAATCCTTCTCTACCTCATTGTGTGACTAGAGAGAATCGAACTCTCACATGAAGCGCCACAAGCTTCCGCCCTACCATTAGGCTATAGCCACCATGTGTTGCGGTGAGAAGAATTGAACTTCTGACGACTTGGATATGAATCAAGTGTTCTACCACTGAACTACACCGCAATTTTGAGGTCCCATAGGGATTCGAACCCCAACTCTTTTCGTCCGTAGCGAAATGTTTTTCCATTAAACTATGGAACCGAAGTTATCCCCTAAGGATTCGAACCTTAAATAATTGGACCAAAACCAATTGTGTTACCGTTACACCAGAGGATAAAATTGTGGACCCTCACGGGCTCGAACCGTGGACCTAATGATTATGAGTCATTTGCTCTAACCGACTGAGCTAAGGGTCCCAAAAACCTACCATATGAATGTTTTATCCCCTTACGGGCCACGGCCATTAAGTGCGTCACTTTCATTCATCGGCCATCACACGGTTTCACCGCCTGAGGTAAGTTTTGTGGGAGTAGCTGGACTCGAACCAACGAACTCAAAAGAGGGGACATTTACAGTGTCCTGCCATTGCCACTAGGCAATACTCCCAAAAAACAGGAAAGGAGAAGATGGTCGAGTGGACAACTCCTTTTATGATTGGCATTACTAACGTTGGTTTCAACTCCGATACAGTCGGCCAATGCTTTTTGAGCTCCACCAACAGGCTAACCTGTATCATTCCCCAATCAACCTCTGCACGCATGTCAGGACTCGAACCTGAAACTCCTAGTTTTGGAGACTAGTGCTCTACCAATTGAGCTACACACGCATTATTTTTTTATAATTCCAGCCTTAACAAGAAACTTACGAGCAGATTTCTTATTCTTACAGGCTTTCTTCGTCACCTTTTTAATTGCCTTGACCATTTGGTCTATTTGTTTTTTTCTCATGAGGTCAGTACAGGATTCGAACCTGTGTAAATAGTTTTGCAGACTATCGCCTAAGCCACTCGGCCAACTGACCTTATTTTAATGGGTTCCATTTGTTAATGAAATCCCATGTCTTATTCCTGTGATAAAATCTTCAATCTCACCCTCAGTCATATTTTTATATTTACTCCCAACCATATTCCCAATTTCATTACCACAATCACTTAAATCACCTTCATAATCCATTGAGCGACTATATTCTAATAAACTGAATGCAATCCAAGACAAGTCATCACTATTAAATGTTCTTTCCATATTTTTAATGGATTCTACCAGTTGTTTTCCAAACCATTCTTTCCATTCCTCAAAGGTAAACTTTGAATCAGGATTATCTAAAAGAAAGTTTTTATATTGTGTTTCTAATGTTGCCATAATTTTAATTATTTATTATATTTTTCTAATGAACCATGTCAAAACTGATGTTATTGTTTGACATTAGTTCACGGAGTTCTTCCCTTATTTCTTGATAAGCATCATACTTATCTTTTGGTAAATCATCAGACGCGTATTTTGTCTTAGACCTCAAAGACTGGTCCAATTCCCATAGTACACTCCAAAATTTGAGACCACTATTTGCCAAATCAAAATCTTGTTGGTCATCAGGTAAGTTAAATTCAAGTATTGCTTTCATAATATACATTTTTTGTGACCCCGCCGAGACTCGAACTCGGGACTCCTAAATTAAAAGTTTAGTGCTCTACCAACTGAGCTACAAGGTCTGTTGTGGTAACGGTCAGAATCGAACTGACGACACCTTGCTCTTCAGGCAAGTGCTCTACCAACTGAGCTACGTCACCATTAATTCACTTCAATATCTTCCAAAGGTACATCTTCTCCTTGAGTATGCCTATAAACTGTGTTAAAAAACTCTCCTAACAATCTATAATCCTCAGGAATCATATGACAAAAATCAAATGCAGGAATTGCATCATGAATCTTACCTTGAACCACTTTATCTCTTTTTTCATCTGGTTTGTACTCAAACACAATATGACCTCTAAAAATATATTTCATAACTTCCGATTTTGTCTTGTTTTTACTTCCGACTTTGGACGGGTTTTACTTCCGACTTTGTCATTTTTTGTAGTCCCTGTAGGAATCGAACCTACGACACCTTGGATGTAAACCAAGTGCTCTTCCAACTGAGCTAAAGGACTATAAATGATGACACCATTGACTCTCTCAATGCGTTTACGGCAGGGATTAGTAACCTTATCCTTTCGGAATTCGTCCTCTCTTATGCCATCATCTTGTACTCGGTACGGGAATCGAACCCGTCTTTTCAGGATGAAAACCTGATGACCTAACCGATAGTCGAACCGAGCATTTAGCAAATTTACAACCAATATTTCAAAGAACCAAAAATAAAAAAACCCCGAACTTCATTTCTGTCGTTCAGGGTCTGTATATATAACTCTCTTCAGGAATTACCAAATCATTTACACGTCTGAACTACAAGGCATAATCTCATACCAACAAATTTCTTGTTGTTTACTAAAGACTATATGACGCATTGTAGTGTTCATGTTATTATAAATATATACCTTTTTATTAAAGTATCAAGTGTACCCCAAGTCGGACTCGAACCGACACGACTTACGTCACAAGTTCCTAAGACTTGAGTGTCTACCATTTCACCATCGGGGCATAATCACATCAGACAGGCATTCTACTTCCAGCGCCGAGAAATTGTATCTTATTTAACCCATCTCACCGCTGTATGGGTACCTGAAGATATGACCTTGTGATTCGGAAAGGATTCGAACCTTTGACCCCAAACTTAGAAGGTTTGTGCTCTATCCAGCTGAGCTACCGAACCAATATATTACAAAGATAATAAAAAAAAGTTACTCTGCAAAACTTTCTTCGTAGATGGTATCGTGAGCGTTTTCCTCTACATTATAGGTGTGATTTAATTCAATCGTCATTTCATGGAAGTTAAATATAAATTCGCCATCTGAACCTTCATTAATTTCCCACCCACCAAAGTTATTTTCAAGTTGTCTATAACACCAATCCTCTATTGAAGTAGGTACTCCATCACCGTTTTCTTCAAAACTACTTTCAATATATCCTGAGTCACCTGAACCATTATATTTTACAGTTAATATGCCGTCATTTGGAACCTCAAGGTCATCAAGAACTCCATCTTTTTCCCATTCCTCAAAAATATCTTTTCCTTCTTCACTATCCCATTCAACACTATTACCATCACCTCTTTGATAAAATGTCCACCAATGATTTACTGATATTTCTGATTTTTCACAATCAATATCAAAATCAATTCTTTCGTAATTTAAATCTTCTTCATCAGGTACTTGGAATATTCCATTTTCTTGAATATAATCTCCTATTTTTTTCAATATTGGTACTAAACCATCAGGTACTTCGGCACTATAATTGTTTGAAAAATGACTACCCTCATGTTCCCAATCTATGTCATTAAAATCAAAATCGGCGCTATTGTCAATATCCATCTCAATACTTCCGTCTTGCATTCCAAGTGATGCGAGGTATCTACAAACTCTTCTAAGGTATTGTTTATCCTCAGGGGTTAATATATTAAATGAATTCACTTTTTTTCTTTTCATAATAATAAATATTAGTCTTCAAGTTTAAGTGTTCTGGTCATCCATTGAGGTCTTTGGTTGGTTGATATGTTATTAACCCATTCTTTAGCTGACGGAATATAGTTGTTACAATCTTCTTTAACATGTTGTTCTCCAACATATCTGGTGTAAACTATTTTACCATCACTATTAAGGAATTCAGTACCAAAACGTTTTTCCATCTCAAAAATACCTTCACTATGATGTCTAAACATTCTGTGTAAAGAATCTCCAAACCATCCTTTGGTCTCATCTAACCATTCATGTAAATGGATGTAATCTTCTGGTTTTCCACCAAATTTTTTGGCGGATGATTTTGCATGTACATTAGGGTGTGCCATTTTTCCAAGAGTTTTTGTCGTATCCAAATAATTGAAAATCTTTTTCTAAAAAGTTATAAACGTAGTTTGACAATGAATTATTATAATATTCTTGCCAAGGGTTCCTTTTTCCAAATTCAGTTAAATACCCGTTATTTACAATGTTATCTTGAATTATAATTTCTAATTCTTCAGACATATTTTCTTTTATAAACCATAAATTTCTAATATCCTCTTCAAGAAATTCTTGTCTTATTAAATAATCAGGAAATCTATTACAAGAAGAATATATTTTTGATAAATTAATCTGATAATTTAAAGTTTGAATTGGGAACTCAACCTCTTCTCGCAATTTTTTGATTACCCAATTCCTAAAATCATTTGGTTCTCTTTTTTGATGATGACAATATATGTGATAGATTGAAACTAATCTAGAATACGGATTTCTAATATTAGACACACAATAATATTGTTCATGTAATTTGTCTTCTAAAAACCTGTGTGATAAATCTGTAAAGTCTAAATGTCGCATTATAATGTCGCATGAACGAGTTGCCGCCCTCATAGGTGTAAACCAAAAAACTTTTAAATTATCTGAATATGGCATTAAAATATTTTTGTTTGTCTCCTTCTAACAATTTCCGCTTCTTTGTACCATCTAATCCAAGTTAAAGATACATCAATTGGTGCCAATAACCAAGCCATCACCATAACCATAATGGTGTCTAATTCAGGTGAACCACCTGTGGGGTCATCACTATACCTGTTATTAAGGTTTTTAAACAACTGATAAAAACAATATACTACACATACAAGGTAGTATCCAATAAAAATACTCATAAATATAAATTTTGAGCCTCCTGTCGGAATCGAACCAACGACATTATCATTACAAATGATACGCTCTACCAGCTGAGCTAAGGAGGCAATTTGTGGGTATATGCTCATCACATATTCATGGGTTCCCACACACCCCTTGAGCGGATTATCGGGCTCGAACCGACCCTATTTCACATTGGAAGTGTGATGCCATACCAACTAGGCGAAATCCGCTTATTGAGCAGTAGAGAGGAATCGGACCTCCGTCTCCACCTTGGCAAGGTGAAGTAATAACCATTATACGACTACTGCGAGAGTGTAGTGGAAGATATCATTCCTGTGGTTACTACACGTTTTACCCACTTTGCGGACCGTACGGGACTCGAACCCGTGAACTCTACCGTGACAGGGTAGCATGATAACCAACTTCACCAACAATCCTTTTTGCGTCTCCTCCTGGGTTCAAACCAGGGACTTATTCGTTAACAGCGAATCGCTCTATCGCTGAGCTAAGGAGACTCTTACAAATAACCACAAATTCCAACCTACTATCACTGGAGACAAAAATACAAATATTATTCCTAAAAACAAAGTCGTAATACTCCAAAATGGATGTTTTTCTTTTTTCATAGTAGAGTAGACAGGGTTCGAACCTGCACGCACTTGCTCCCAAAGCAAGGGACCTACCTATTGGTCAACTACTCTATATCCAATAATAAAAAAACCCTGAACTTTCAAGATTCAGGGTTTTAATATTTGGCTTCATTTTTTAATTATCCAACATCAGTATCTGAATCTAAGCATAGAGTGCCCGTATCACCATTAGGTGTTGTCGGCGTGTTCCCTGTATTTAAATTCAAATGTCTCATAGTGTAATAATATTATAAATATGTTCCAAAGTCAATTAATTTCCATTACCTCTTAAGTAGTAATCATTTGTTGTGTTTAAATTAGCTCTATTACCTGTGTCAGGATATGTTGTATATAAACGATAAACTCCTTTTGGTATTCTATTTCCTTGATAGTTGAAAGTATATGAATACATCACACTGTTCATGTTATATGACCTTCCTTGAACGGTTCCGTTGGTTACCAATGTGTTTCCTATCTTCTCATATGTATAAATTGTTTTCTGTCTTTTTGTATCATTAGACATTGCAGAAACAGGAATTAAAATGTTAATCCATCCAAAACCCGATACAGTATTTTTTGGTATTTTAACGGTTGTAAAATTATATGCAATTTTAGTATTTCCAAAAGAATCTGTACCTCCACTAACTTGTGGAATTTCAGCTTCAATTACTGATGGTAATCTTCCATCATACCAATGTGGCATATCAATGTAATAAAGTAAGTTGTGTTGAACTGACGCGCCAGGTCCAACGAAGAAACCTAAAAAACGTGTTTTATTTAACGATTGAGTTACCGTATTAAGATAATTTGCAACCATTACATATTTTGTATACGGCTCAACAAAGATGTAAGCTTTATTATTTGTTTCAGGTGTTGATGTTGATGCAACCGATGCGGTGGCATTAACTTGAGTTAAGGTTTCTTTTTTATCAATAATAATATCCTGTTTGGTACAAGAGATTGCTAATACGGTTACCATCACCGCAAGGAAAAGTTGTTTAAGTTTCATAGTATTTGTTTTAATATACCACAAAGATAATAATTAATTTGATTCTACAAAATTTTTGTTGATATTTATTATTATGATAGACAGAAATAAACAGTGTCTTTTGGGAACAACGACAACGTATGAGAACGTAGATGTAATGAGAATTAAACAATCTCGAACCATAAACTATTGCTAAATCTGTAGTATATCAAAAGGGGACGAGAACATTCGTCCCCTTTTTTGTTTCTATTAAAAAATAAACTATATTTGTAAAAATTACTATAATGAGTAACGTGTTGGTTTTGAATTACGATTATACCCCACTAAATGTGACGAGTATTAGGCGGGGATTTGTACTTGTGGACAAGGGTAAAGCTGAGATTATAAAATCAGATGAGAATCCTATTTTTACAGGGTATAAGACATTTGTACGCCCGTTAATCATCAGATTATTGAATTATATCAAACACAAAACAAGAACAATTAGAGCTAGCAGACCAAGAATTTATAAACGTGACCATTATCAATGTGTGTATTGTGGGTCTAACAAAGACTTAACATTAGACCACGTTATACCCAAATCAAGAGGTGGTGGAAACGAATGGACCAATCTTGTCACATCTTGTTTTAAATGTAATTTAAGGAAGGGAAATAAAACCCCTGAAGAGGCGAAATTAACAATGACGCAAAAACCTTTTGTTCCAACTTTGGTAGGAGAAAATCAAAAATTACAAAGTGTTTGGAATGATTATCAAAAATCCTTTTTTTCGTAAAAAAAATTATTAAATTTAAATAACATGAAAATAGAAACTACATTAAAAGCTGGGTTGGTATCATCAATTTTAACATTATTATGGTCAATTGTAATGTGGAATAATAGTATTATGACTGTAAAAGTTCAAAGTAATAAAATTGATAGTTTAACAAAATTATCAGATAGTCTTTACGACAAATCATTTGAAAATTTTATTGAAGCTGGTAGATACGAAGCTGCTTTGGAGATTTACAAAGAAAAAAATCCAAAGGCTGTTAATGAGATAGAAGAAATAAAAAGTACACAAACTGAATAAAATGCAAGAAAATCATTTAAAACCAAACGAAGAAGGGTACCAAGACGGCCCTCAAGACTTAATAAACGCATCTCTAATATTCGCAAGAGCATTGGGACTAATCCTTAAAGAAAACGAAGGAATTGTTGTTGATGTTGTTGGAGAAATTAAATTAGGAGAAGAAGTTAAAAAAGTTATTGTTTTCAAATTTGAAAACCAAGTTCACATCTACAAATGTGATGATGACATTCCTGAAGGAAACGCTGTTAATATGGATACAAGCGCAACGAAGGAAGAACAAGAATAATTTTTTAAAAATATCAAAATAATGAGGACATTAGGATTTTCTGTTGGCCATGATAAGGGCGCAGTTATAATTGAAAACGGAAAAGTTGCCGTGGGTATTACCCAAGAAAGACTTTCAAGAATAAAACACGACGGTGCATATCAAGGAGGAACAATACCTTATGATTCAATTAATTATTGTTTAGATTATTTGGGAATAACTTATAAAGAGATTGATTTATTTGTTTATAGTACAACCGAAATGGTTGATGATATAGACGAACAAATGAGAAAACATTTCAAAGTTGATTTAACAAATAAAACGAAATTTTTACCTCACCATTTAGCTCACGCATATTCGTCTTTCTTTAGCTCAGGTTTTGACGAAGCTGTGGTTGTTGTTGCCGACGCGTCTGGTAGTATTTTGAGTCATCTCAATAAACTACCACTTTGGTATAAAGATGTCTATGAAGAAAAAATAGAAACTCGTCAAGATTGGAGTGAAGGAATTTCAATATATCACATTAAGAAAAATGAATATACTGAAGTTTACAAAAAATGGATTAAATTTCCAGTTCCTTTGGAAACTGAAGATGGTGTTTCCGTTGGTACCGTATATTCTGAAGGTTCATTACAATTAATTTTTGAACCAAACCATAATACGTGGCCAGCAGGTAAACTTATGGGTCTTGCGTCTTATGCCGACCAAGATATTGTAAACGAAGCACCTTATTTTATACTTGAAAAAGACGGAGATATTTTTATCCCTAACAAAAGAATTTATCCAAGAGTTAATTACAATTCAGATTTTTTCTCAAGAGCTTGTGTTGCAGGAATTTATCAAAGAGAACAAGAGAGAGTTTCTTTAATGCTTGCAGAAAAGGCAAAAACACTAACTGATTCTAAAAATATATGTGTTGCTGGTGGTTCATTCTTGAACTGTAATTCAAATGAAAAAATATTAAATTCAGGATTATTTGAAGACTGCTTTTTCCTTCCTCCCGCAGATGATAGCGGTATCCCATTGGGATGTGCGTGGTACGCTTATCAACAACTTATTGATATTGATATTGTTGAACCTTTAAACCCATATATTGGAAAACCATATTCCGACAAAGAAATAAATTCAACATTAAATGAATTTCCTCATTTAGTTTTTGAAAAATATGATGACTTTGAAAAATTAATTGAAGATGTTTCTTATTGGTTAACACAAAACAGAGTAATTGGTTGGTTCCAAGGAGGTTCTGAAATTGGTCCAAGAGCATTAGGTAATCGTTCAATACTTGCATCACCAATTAAGTCTTGGATGACGGGACATATCAATTCAGATATTAAGAAAAGAGAATGGTATAGACCATTTGCTCCAGCTGTTTTGTTTGAACATCAATCAGAAATTTTTGAATCAGACGTTTACTCACCATACATGTTGGTAACTACAACAGTAAAAGAAGAATGGAGAAATAAAATCCCCGCAGTAACTCACATAGATTATTCCGCGAGACACCAATCAGTAACTGAAAAAAATAATTTCAGGTTTTATTCGTTAATTAAAAAATTCCATAAAAAGACGGGAGTACCAGTATTACTCAACACAAGTTTTAATGGTCCAAGAGAACCAATGGTAGAAACACCCAGAGATGCCATAAAAAGTTTTATTGAGAATGGATTAGATTTCTTAGTATTAAATAACGTTTTAATTACAAAGACAACATGAGTTCAATTTATGGTTTTTTTGGTGGGTCTCATAGTCCAGCAACATCACTTGTAATTGATGGTGAAATTGTTTGTTGTATTGAAGAAGAAAGAATCACCCGTATTAAAGCTGGAGATAACTTTGATGCAGTTGCAGAACAATCATCAAAAGTTGTGGAAGACTATTGTGATTTAAAGATATTAGACTCTGACCATAGGGTATTTGTTGAACCCCTAACCGATAGATTTGCGAACCAAATTACAAACAACAATTACGAAAGAGTAAGTCATCACGACGCTCATTGTTATGGTTCCTATTTTACAAGTGGAATGGACGGAAAAGTTTTAACTATTTCCTATGATGGTGGTGGAGATATGTCGGTTATGAAAGTCTATATGTGTGAAGATGGTAAAATGAACTTATTATACAGTTACGATATGTGTAACACAGGAAGTTTGGCACATCTTTGGGCTTTCAGTACAAATGGTATAATGGGATATACCTCAGCTTTTGAAGGTGTGTGGAAAATGTGTAAAGATGAAGGTAAACTCATGGGGATGGCTCCGAATGGTCACTACGACGATAAAATTTATAAGTTTCTCAATTCATGTATTGATTATAAAGACTTAAAATTCTTTCCATCAAATACCGCAGGAAAAACCCAACTCGTTATTGATTCAATGTATCAAAAAGGTTTTTTTAACACAAAAACAAAAAGAGAAATTTTTTCATATAATTTACAAAAAATAACAGAAGATTTATTCTTGTCATTTTTAAATGACCTACACACAAGGTTTCCTGAATACAAAAAATTATGTTTTTCAGGTGGATTATTCGCCAATGTTAAATTAAATCAAAAGATAAATGAACTTGACTGGATTGATGAAATTTATATTTATCCTGCAATGGGGGATGAAGGACTTTCATTAGGTGCCTGCATTTACAAAGCAGTAGAATTAGGTGAATGGACAAAACCAAAAAAGTTAAAAAATTTATATTTTGGATTAAAATACTCTGACTATCAAATTTTTAATATATCAAAAAATTTTGATTTTAATAAAGAATTCTATGAACCGAACGAAATTGCAAAAGATTTAAATGAAGGTAAAATTATTGGGTGGTTTCAAGATGGTTTTGAATATGGGCCAAGAGCCCTTGGGGCAAGAAGTATTTTAGTGAGACCAACAGATATTGGTACTCATGAAGTACTTAACACAAGACTAAAGAGATATGAGTTAATGCCGTTTGCACCAATAGTAATGGAAGAACATTTTGATGATATATTTGAGGGTAATAAATCAAAATATAGTGCGGAATTCATGACAATTTGTTATCCAACCAAAGAAGAATGGATTGATAAAATTCCCGCAGTGATTCAAAAATCAGATAAAACAGCGAGACCACAATTAGTTAAAAAAGATAATAGTCCAAAATTTTGGAATATTCTAAATGAATATTATAAACTTTCAAAAATACCAATTCTTTTAAATACGTCATTCAATTCACATAATCAGCCAATCATTGATAATCCCAAAGACGCTTTTATTAGTTTACAAAATGGTATAATAGATAAACTTGTTATTGAAAATTATGTTTACACAAATAAATAATGAAAAAATTAGACTAAATTTTCAGTCAGGTATTAAAGTTTATGTTGATGGTCCTGAAACATATTATTTAGTTGAAATTAACGAATTTAAAAAAAATAGTGATTCTCCTGTATTTGTAGAATCATACCATATAACAACTAAATCGGGTAAAGGGAAAAATTCATACTTTAATTTACCAATAGAATTTTATTTTGATTTTGAAGTTAATGTTTACCGATTCAACGAAGATTCAGGATTACAAAAAATATTTTCTCACAGATATAATGATAATGGTAAATTATTAAAATTTGTTTTAGATACTTCAAATTTTGAAGAGGCGGAAATATGGATTGAACAAATTAAAAAATACCAATCAATACATAATTGTAAAATTGTTGTTGAATCAAAATTTGATGTATTAAACAACACTTTCAATACAAAATATCTAGCTAAAGATATTGATTTTTATAGAATATATAATATTGGTAGATACCCTAAATCATCTAACGACTGGAGAACTATAGACCCAAGAAAAGAAGGAGTATTATGGTTTGGTTATTGGAAAACTTTTTGGTCATATCAACATCCAAGATGTTGGACTTCACTTTCTAGCAAAGAAATTATTAATGATATTTTGTGTATTGAATAATTTTACATACCTTTATAAAAATTATCAAATATGAATATTGGTCAAGATTTCAAAAATTATTACACAAAACATTTAGGTAAAGGTTCTTTGGACCTTCATTATTATGAAAACCAAATTGAGTCATCAATGACTCCCTACATTTTAGAAGAAAGGGAGATGAGAGTGACTCAAATGGACATCTTCTCTCGTTTAATGAGAGACCGTCTTTTATGGGTTGCAGGTCCTGTTGATGACCGTATGTCAACTGTGGTTCAAGCTCAGTTAATGTTCTTAGATTCATCAGATAAGACCGATATCACAATGCATATTGATTCTCCTGGTGGAAGTGTTAAATCAGGATTATCTATGGTTGATGTAATGAATTATATCTCCTGTGATATTAGAACAGTAAATACGGGTATGGCAGCATCAATGGGTTCAATTTTATTAGGCGCGGGAACAAAAGGTAAAAGAAGTTCTTTAAGATTTTCACGAACAATGCTACATCAATCATCGGGAGGTGCTGGAGGTAACATCCAAGACGCAAGAATTTCGTTTCTTGAGTGGGAAAAAATCAACAATACTTTATTTGAATTATTGGGTGAGTATTGTGGTAAAGAGGCTGAAGTTGTTAAAAATGATGCTTCAAGAGATTTATGGCTTGATAGTGAACAAGCTTTAGAGTACGGAATAATTGATGAGATTGTTAAAACAAAAAAGAAGGGTAAATAACCCTTCTTTTTTTTAGAATTTAAAACACCCCCTTTTTGTTTTTATTCTTTATGAGGCCGCCAACGCTGGCTTAGCCTTTAAATTTGAAGCAACTTCAGTTGCCTTACTTGTAAATTTATTAAGTAGTCCACAAACTGTTGACTCTAAAGAATTTTCTAAACCTTGGATAAAACTTGTACTGTGTATTGCGTCTTCAAGAGTATTTCTTAAGAATGTATATCCCGCACCTGTCATTCCTTTTGAGTTTGATAATTGGATTACCATTCCCTCAACTAACGACTCCGCAACTAATCCCGTAAGTTCTTTACAGTCACCTCTTAGAGCTTTTGCCAATCTACCCCAATTCTTAGTGAAGAATGAAATCATCACACTTTTAAAGTATCCGTCTTCCATTCCTAAAGCACCTAAAATAGAGTTGACAATAGGTTCACCAATCATTTGTAATAATCCTGAAAAAGAACTACCAAATAAAGAAGTAATAGCATCCCATAATCCTTCATTAAGTAATTCGTCATCACTTAAAATAATTTCTGTTAATATTGCGTTAGCAATTTTTCTTTGTTTAGTTTTTGTTAAAGAATCAAAATTTTTGATATTCTCTTCAGACTCACAAATCATCATGATTTTACTTTTGATTAACGATTCTTTAATCAAACGTCTTTCTTTTTGTTCTTTGGCTTCAACTAAAGCCTTTCTTATTTCTTTTTTCATTTGTTATATTATAATCTTGAATTTATTCTATACTTAGAATTAACTAAATCTTTCAATTTATCTTTCAATCTAAATCTTAATAAAAACTTCTCTGAATTTTCTGGTTGAGCGCATATTTCAGTAGTTCTTTTGTAATCGGAAACTTCTTGGTCAGTTAGTGAATAACTGTTCGGATTTTTAACACTATCCCAGAGAGTCTCAATAGCGATTTTACAAGATTCAGAAGTTACAGTTAATCCAGCCTTTCTTTGAACGATAGGTGTTCCAGGGTTAGTTTTTTTGTATATAAAAAATTCTTTAAAATCTGTTCTCGGAAAATACTTTGAATAATTACTTACCAAATCTACTCCTCCCTCTATATCCTTCAAACCATCATTTACAGCATCTGATGTTAAATTCACTTTTTGAAATAATTTTTGGTCAACTTCAACATCTGTTGGAGCTGGTTCATGGAACCATCCTGATGGTTTAATCAACTCTAAAACTTTATTTTGAGTTGAACTCAATGGTTTAGGTGTTTCTTTTTTAGGTTCTGGTGTTTTTGGTTGTAATTGTGTACAAGTCCATAGTCCTTGTTTTAAAACAACACCTGTTGCAGGCTCAACAACAGCGTATGTGAAATCATCATAAACTCTTTTATCTTTACCTTTCATTGAACCTGATGGACCTTTAATATAACCTCTTTCTTCGGAGGCAAGTCTAAAAGGGGCATCATACACCAAATTTTGGTCAGTCAAACAACCATAGGCTTTTGCACTAGCAAAAAACTGTATTAGTTCTTGTCTATTTTTTTTATTTGTGGCGGAAATTACTTGCTCATTCATTAAAGTTTTTTTGTATCTCTCATGAAGAGACAAAATTCTTTGTACTTCTTTAGTTTCTGTGATATATTTTGTTTTCATTTTATTTTTTTTTAAACATTATTTACATCTTCAACACCTTGTTCTCCAGGGGTAACAACTGCTTTAACTTCAGGTTTAACTTCAGTTTGACATATAGTTGCAACATCTGCATCTGTAAATCCATTTTCAAACCCTTTTCCAAGTTTTTGTAAGTTTGCTTGTGTAATTGGACCAAAGTTACCTGTTTGATGTTTTGGAGCTTGTTTTAAACAAACTTGAACTTTTTTAACAACTTCAGACTTACAACCTCTAACATATTTTCCTGGTGTACAAGGTGTATATGTTGATTTAGTTCCTCCTTTAACAACCGCACCACCAGATGCTCCTCCTGATTTACCGTTATCTTTTTTACCTTGTTCTTCAGGAGTTAATACTATTTCACTATCTTCAATCATTCCTGCAATTGGTCTAGTAAACATTTTCCATTCATCAGGGCTATCAGTTAAATCGTCCAAAAATTTAAATAAACCACCAGTTACTTTTTTATCTAAAGCACAAAGGTCAGCAATTGACTCTACTTTTTGTAACGCAGCTACAATTGCATCTTCATCGTCATTCCAATCACCTTTAGCATCTTCTATTGAATAAGCTATATTTCGTATGTCACTTTTTGACATTTTAGGAACTAATTTAGAAGCACCAGGAGCTTTACACGCATTCATTAATTCAGCAAAAGATTCTTTACCCTTATCCGCATTATCCATCCAATAACCTAACGCGCCAAGTCCTAGTCCAACTAACGCACCAATTGCTGTTCCTACTATAGGAAATACAGTAGTACCAGCTGCAGCTCCTGCGGCCAATGAAGTACCAGCAACAAATCCTGTTCCCGCTCCAATAGTACCTAAAGTAGCACTGGTAGGGTTAACTTGTTCAAAAATTGTTTCTTTATTCTCTTTAAGAGTTTTTCTTGTGTCATACCCCATCATTAATTTGGCTCTTTGTAGAGCTTCTTCAGGGCTGTATTTAGGTTGTACCATATTACTTTTCTTTATAAATATATTTAAATTACCAAATTTGATTTGCTGCTCCCCTTGTAAGACCTGTTTCCCATTTTTCACCACCTTTACTCAACATATTTGCCTTTCCTCTTTTCAAAGAATAAGAATCCGCCCATTTTGGAACTCCTTTTCCAGAACCACCCGATGATGGTGCAGATGATGCCGCAGCATCGTCTTGTTCACCCATTTCTCCTTTACCAGATTTACCTGAATATTTGTCAAAAAAATTAATTAAAAAATCTACGTCTAAAATCATATGATATAAATATTTTTGATTTTGAATAAAGTTTCATATCTTTGCAAAATGAAAAAATATCTTTTATTTATACTACTATGTCTAACAAGTTGTGAAAAATTTGTATTAAATAATAGTGACGTAACTTTAAGTGGAAAGTACGTTGTCTCTAAATTAGATATAACAAACGTAGACCAAACTGAAAGTCGTGACTCATTATATACTTTGGGACAAAAATATGTAAATCATTTATTACCCACTCCTTTTGATTCTATTGTTATCAATAGATTTTACATTCATTTTGATTATTCGGTAGTAAAAATTGATTGTATTGGAATTAATGCCAGTGGAGATATTTGGAAATACCCACTACCGAACCAACCACATGGATTCATATATTACAAAATCTTAAGTAATAATGCTTACAACAATGGATTCGTTCAATTTACTTATTTTACGGGTGAATCAAATCGGACTATGACATTTTTGATTGAAGATGACGGATTTGAATCACTTCAATTAAAAAGTTCGGGTGCTTGGTTTAAAGGTAAATTTGGTGAAAAACAAGTAATGACATTGTACCTTACTCGTGTCGGACCTTAATAGAATTCCGCTCTTGGTAAAGTATCAGGATTTATTGTGTAATATTCATTTAAGAAAATCACTAACTCATCCTCATCAAGTTCAACTTTTTCTTCCTCAAACAATTCATCTTCAAACTCCTCACCAAAAAAATCAAAAGATTCTGTAACTAAATCAAATCCATAATCTCCAACAATTGTATAATCAATATTGTCGTTTCTTAAAACTTCTTCATTGTCATCTATAGTTCTGAATGAAACTTCTAAAATGTTTGTTTCTGCATTCAAAAAATATGATACGATTTCTTTTATCTCCATAATAAAACAATTTATAAAGAAATATTACAAAAAGAAGCAAAAGTCATATAAATTATTATTAAACATCATTTTTTTTAGAGCATTTTATTCTTATACTTGTTTATAAAACTTTTAATATGAGATTTAACTCTTTAACAATTGACGACTTTTATTCAAACCCAATGGAGGTTAGAGAATTTGCACTAAAACAAGAATTTAAGGTAAGAGGTAACTACCCTGGATTAAGAACCGAATCCTTCTTAAACGATTCTATTAGACAAAAACTTAGAGATATTCTTTACCCATTTGCTGGTGAAGTAACTTGGTGGGGTGGTGACTATACTGGCTCGTTCCAATATACAACAGCAAAAGATAGGTCTTGGATTCATGCAGACTCAACAACAGATTGGGCCGCTGTTTGTTATTTAACACCTAACGCACCTATTAGTGCTGGAACAGGAATCTTTAAACATAAAGAAACTGGTTGGATGCATTACAATTACAAAAGAGAAAATGAAGCTGGATATAAAGAATCAGCACCTTCAGGTGATGATATGCAAGACTACACAAAATGGGATATGGTTGATAGAGTCGGTAATATTTTTAATCGTCTAATCATGTACAGAGCGGACAATTATCATGTATCATTAGACTATTTTGGAAAAGATATGTATGATGGAAGATTGTTCCAAGTGTTTTTCTTTAACACTGAACGCTAATTAATATCTAATATAAATTGGGGATTAAGTTCCCCAATTAATTCTATCACCCCTTCAATACAATAACAATATGGTCCAAAAGTGTGGTTTACCATTCTTTTTCTATTAAACGAAATTACTACAGGATTATAGGTATTATTTTTATGTGCATTAACTATAAATGGAGTATCTAAATTTATTAAAAAATCATAGCTTTCTTGACTGTCAGATTCAAAATATGGTACTGATATTGACTTTAAAATTGGAATAAATGGGTTCGGATTAAATGGGTTGTCTATCTGAAATATTGATTTTAATTGCGTCGCACTATTTGGATTAACAAAATGCCAAATAAAATACTCATTTTCTTTTGTTATCCTTTCAAAATCATTTACTGTTATTCTTTCTCTAACCATTATCTAAGATTTGCACCACATAACCAAGTAACTAAAGAAGTTCTTGTTCCTGAAGTTAGAGGGGTTACTCTGTGTAATACAAATGATGGGAAAAAACATAATGAATTATATTCTTTTGCGACCGATGTAATTCCTCCGCCAGTATTCATTTGTAATTCTCCTCCCACGTAATCTTTAGGGTCAGATAATTGTAGAACAACCGATAACTTTCTATTAGAAATTCCAGGACCTAAATCTGCGTGCCAATCATAATGACCACCATCACCATAATAATTTGTAAATTGAAGAGAATCGTGGTAACCCCAAATGTCAAAATTCCACATCTCTTTATTTGCAGAAATAGCATATTGAGATATTTTATCGTAAAGCCATTGATTATTGGGTTCTTCTGGAATCCAAGAAATTTCACTTTTACGATAATCACTTACTTGAGAATCATCTCCTCCTCCGACTTCAGCTAATTGTTTAGGATATGAGTTTCCAATTGTTTTTATCGTATCCAATTCTTCAGGTGTGAATGCGTTGGTAAAATAGTAATAGTTAAAATGATTAACGTTATTTCTTTCGTTTGCTAAAAATTGTTTTGACATTGCGTTGAATTTAGTTATACTAATAGTAATCTAACGTAAATGTTATTTCAATATAAATGAAAAAAAACTTTAAAATTTTTGATATTATCTTATTTGAAGGTAATAAAGATTTATTAAATCTTAGATTTTCTGAATTCTATAATATTGTTGATTTTTTCATCCTTGTTCCATTATCGGATGAGGTTAAATGTGAGATTGACATAAGAGTCAAAGACAGGGTCATACTTTTTGAAACATTTAAAAACGAAACTCATTTTTATGATTTATTAAAAGAATTCTTAAGTACGAATTATGAAAGTTTTGATGATTTAATTTTTATATCAAAAGAAAATGAAATTCCTGATTTTAATAATATTGATGAAATCATTAATGAAACAAAAATTAGGAATGTTTTTATTGAACACACAACATTGTGTTGGAATACTGATTATCTTATAAAAGATACTTTTTTTGGGGCATATGTTTTTACCTTCTCAAAATTTTTAACTCACAAAAATATTTTTAAAAGATTTTTTGGAAAAAATGAATCTAACTTTAAAGAAATAAAAAACGGTTGGAAATTTTTGAACTTTCATGAACCAACTGAGGATGAGGTTTTTGCTAGAGAAAACCTTCTACCTAGTGTTAATTATAATTCCGCAACTACTTATAAAGTAATAAAAACACCTTCAGATTTTGAATTACCAAAAAATGTCGGTATCTTAGCTTATAATAAAATTGGTAGAGATTATATGAAAAAGCATTTATTTTTAGTAGAATCAAGTAATACGGTTAACCTTAATGAGGTTAGTAAATTATATGATACGGTATCTATAATTGAATTTTCGGACAAACTGAACGAGGTTATTGCTGAAAATATTGGAGAATCAGTTTATAAAAGTATTCTTCATCTTCCTACAAATGTTTTATATGGTGAAAAACCTTTAAAAGATTTTCACGATGATTATAAGAAAAATGAAATTAAAAAAATTATTGAAACGGTATTTCCTCAAGACCAAGACAGCATAAGAATAATTTATAAAGGATTTGATGATGTTGTGGGACTATGGGAAAAATTCAAAAATCAAAAGTTCTCAGAAATAATTAACCCCTCCTAAGAGGGGTTTTTTTTATTTAAATACTTTCATTCTGTTCATCATTTCCATGATTCTGTTTTTCTGTAAGATTAAAGACTCTTTAATGTCTTCGTCTACACCTCCAAACTCATCATCTCCTGTGTGAGCCGTGATTTCTTCCCACGATTTGTCTCTTGGGTCAAATTCATCAAAATCAACTTCCAACTCATCTTCGTCAAAATCATCGTCATCATCAAAATCTTCTGGTGAAAAAGCACTAAACTTTTCACCTGGTTTCATATCTCTTGGTTCTCCGTCAGAACCAATAACATATGAACCTTCATTATATTGACTGTGTTGATAAGGTCCCGCTTTACCAGGTCCTTCACTATCAAAATCAAATGCTGGTTCCATTGCTCCGTAAATTCCTTGTACACCTGAAACATCTGTTTCATCAATTTCCTCAGACCAAGCTGATTCCATCTTTTCCCAACATTCATCACATTCCTCTTCATCCATTTCACCTTCAGTAGGATAAACATCACCACCAGCCATTGGTCCATCACTTACAAAGTCATAAGCTGGGTCTATATTACTAAGGTCCATATCAGGTGCATTTCCACCACCTGTGTAACCTTGTTCTTCAATCTCATCTGTTACCTCTGATGAATTAATATCTTCAAATCCATCATCTTCGTTATCTGGGTCTTCAAAATTATCAATATAATCGTCAGATTGTTCTTTCATGTGGAAAGCATTTGTCTTATTTGACGCTCCTTTAACATAATCAAATTCTGCATTTGGATTTAAATCACTCTCATCATAAATGTCATCTAAATGACCTGTTTCGTATTCTGAAACTTCCTCCTCAGTATATTGATGTTTTTTAAATTTACCATTTTTTCTATGTGTTTTGTGTGGATGAGATTCTTCCATTTCACCTTCGTTACTTGAAAACATGTCAGAAACCTTGTCCATTGCTTTGTCCGCAACATATCCTACAGCCATTCTTTCAAGTGCTGGTGCGATTGCCGCTTGCCATTGTTCGTCCATATCACCAACTTCACCTTTCCAACCACATTCAGAACATTCTCCCTCCATCATCATTGAACCACACTCATCGCAAACTTCTTTTTGTTCTGTTGATTCGTTAATTCCAAAATTAGTATATGGTTTTATTACTCCTTTGTTGTTCATAACCACACCAACTTTATCTTGTGCTGGGTCGTAAACATATAAAGGCTGTTCATTTTTAACTTCTGGCTGCATAGTTCTGTAACCATTGTAAACACTGGTGTGTAATTTTAGAATATCATTTTTTTCTTCTTCTGACATTCTACCTGCTGCGAAATATCCGTTCATAAACTTATTTTTATATAAATACTTCAAAATATTTTAAATTTTTTAATTGACTAATCTGAACTTATTCTATAGATTTGTAAAATAAGTGGGGTTCTCCAATTCATTTGAATAGTATCTTGGTAATTTACTTTCGCCTTGAATAGGAATCCCACTTTCTTTTTTTTCTTTAAATGATAACCAACAACTACGATATACACGAATTTGCCGAAGGAGCCGTTATTTTGGACGGTTTGGATGATGCAATTATCGGTATTGTTGAAGAATTCGGTAATGGACCGAGAATCTTATACTCCAAAAACAAAGTTCTTCATATTCTTGAAGAGAGAGACGGGATGTCCTCTATTGAAGCTGTTGAATTCTACGAATACAACATTTTAGGTTTATTCGCTGCAGACCAAAATCCAGTTTTTTTAATTTCAGAATAATTTCTTATCTTTGTGTTATGATAAAAATACCTGTAGATACCAAAAATATACCAGAAGTTAATGTATGGATTACTTCTGACACCCACTATTCTCACAAGAATATATGTAGGGGGGTTACAGCTTGGAGAACCCAAGAAGGTGAAACACCTATATCCCAAACTCGTGACTTTTCCACAATAGAAAAAATGAATGCCACAATTGTTAATAACATTAACGAATATGTTGGGCAAGATGATATATTAATTCACCTTGGTGACTGGTCGTTTGGTGGATTTGACCAAATACGTGAATTTTGGAATAGACTTATATGTAAAAACATACATTTGATACTCGGAAACCACGACCACCACATAGAAAATAATAGAGATGGGTCTCAAGGGTTATTTAAATCTGTTTCTCACTACAATACACTTGAAATGGGACAATTTAAATTCCGTTTGATGCACTACCCCATAAGTTCTTGGGATGGTCTTAATAAGGGTGTAATGCACTTACACGGTCACTGTCACCTTCCAACCCACATGAGGTTTGGTAAAGGTCAAAGAATGGATGTTGGTATGGATGGTCACCCTGAATTTAGACCGTACAACTTATACAGAGAAGTCGTACCTTTGTTAAGGCACAGAGAACAATTATCTGAGATGCCAGCTGACCACCACTTAGAAAGATTATTAAATTCGGATAAGTAATGACAACGGTAGAATTATTTTATACTCCTCCAAAAGACGAATACTTTGAGGAATTACGAACAATTTGCATTCGTTTTTGGAGGACTTTTGATGAGGTTGAATATGTTGATGAAAAAATTGGTAGAATAAAAAGTTTAAAAAATGAAGGTTGTGATTTTGTGATGATGGTACAAATGATTCATCCAGTTAGTAGACAATTTATCTCAAAAGCATTATCTTTGGAGACCCGAAACGAAATTAGTATGAGAATGTATGGGTGGGAAAAAGAAAATGAATTTGATTTTTTTAATATTTGGAATATAGATAATAACATAATAGAAAATTGATAGAAGATGAAAAATCCTTTTTGTTATATAGGAGCACATAATTGGGAATACAGTAGAGAAAAACATAAAGTTGAGGGGCACCCAAATAACCGAGAATTCATTCGTGTAGTCGTAAGAGAATGTAAATGGTGTGGACATAGAGAACACCATCTTCTTCCAAGAATTAACGGAAAATTTGGAAATTGGAGTAATTTTGACGATATTAGTAAAGATGACACAATAAATTTTGAAAAATTATAAATTAAAAAAAAACAAACACATGCAGACATTAGTATTCAACACATCAACAAAATCAGCAAAGCTTTATGATGGTAAAGCGGAAGATTCAGAAGTCCTATACACTTATAGCGACGTACCAACCGTAAAAATTGAAGACGGTTATTATCAAGTAATGCAAATAGACAAGACATCAGCGGAAGAAACAAGAGTTCCCGTTGCTCGTATCCCAATCGCGAATACCAACATGTTAATTAAGAAGTAACAATGAAAGACAAATTAAATGAAATATATCACAATACTATACCACATTCGTCCTTTTTATCAAAGAGTGCTATAGATAGTTGCATGTATCAATCTTATATGTTAGGTAAAGACGAGAATATTGAGAATTATAATCAATTAAAAAAAACATTTTTAGACCTTTTGGAGTATTGGGGTGACTACGGTAAATACAATTCAGGTAGAAACCAAATGGAAGAAGATTGGAAAAAAGAAGCAGGATTATTATGAAAAAATGGTTTATTGAACACAATAATTTTTATCGTATCCGAGGCAAATACTGGATTATTCCATGTATAAGTCTTTGGTACGATAAAGAATATTTTTTAGAAACAGGTGTTACATCACCAGCATTTGGATTACAAATTAGTTGGATAAGTTGGGCCTACGGCATTACAATACAAAAAGGATATTGATATGAATAGCAATTATTTAGACGAATGGTATCAAGCTTTACTATCATTACTAGTGAGTAAAGACCAAAGTTTTAACAAATCAGATAGAACAGGGACAGGAACCAAATCATTGTTTGGAATTCAGTTCAGACATAATATGTCTGATGGATTTCCATTACTCACAACAAAGAAGATGGCATGGAAAACTATGGTAGTTGAACTATTGTGGTTCCTTCGTGGAGAGACTAATATCAAGTTTTTATTGGATTACGATTGTCATATTTGGGATGGTGATGCTTATAAGAATTATTCAAGTAATGTTCAACCATGGGAACCTCATTTAGATATGAATCAATTCATTGAACGAATTAAAAATAATGAAGAGTTTCGTAATAAGTGGGGTGAATTAGGACCAATCTATGGTAAGCAATGGAGAAGTTGGAAATACCAAAAGAATGAATGGTATGACGGAAAGAATCACTACGAAGAAGAATCAAAATCAATAGACCAAATCCAAAACCTAATCAACGAGCTAAAAACAAATCCCGATAGTAGAAGATTGATGGTTAACGCATGGAATGTGGGTGAATTAGACCAAATGGTATTACCCCCTTGTCATTATGGATTTCAAGTTTATACGAGAGAAAATAATGGACAACGTTACCTTTCTTTAATGTGGAATCAACGTTCAGTAGATACATTTTTAGGATTACCATTCAACATTGCATCTTATGGTTTGTTATTGGAAATAATCGCCAAAGAAGTGAATATGGTTCCTGACCAACTTATTGGAAATCTTGGTGATGTTCATTTATACCTAAATCATATTGAACAGGCAAAAGAACAGATTGGAAGAACTCCATACGAACTACCAACAGTTAAAATAACTGAACGTAATTGGTACATGCATGAGGCAGTTAAAGAACATTTAGGTGAAAAAACTCTTGATGAAAAACTTAAAAGTTATAGACCTGATTGTTTTGAATTAATCGGATATGAATCACACCCAAAAATTAAAGCTCCGTTGAGCAACTAACATGGACAAAGAAGAAGATAAAATATCAAAAGCCCTAAGGTCCAAAAAATTCAAAGAATCTTTCAGAAAAAGGGTTGAGGAAGAAACGTGGGGTAAAGATAAACCAATGGTTTATTTAGATGAAGATGGTTGGATTGTAAAACATTGGAAAGACGGAACAATAGAAAAAATTCAAAAGGCTAATTAAAATAATGGAATACCAAATAATACTGCCAGAAATAATTGGAGATGAATGGCAAAATATTGGAATTGATTTTGAACCTCAATCAATTACAGGAAATATTAGAGGAGAAAACATTGATAAAACAATTATCAGTTTAAAAAAATATGCAATATATTTGGACAATCGTTATTTAAAAGATTATAAAATAATAAAAGAAGAAACCAAAACCATACTTAAATTAATTGTTTGATAAAGGAAAAGTCACATAAAGTTGGTTAATTTTCATTGCAAATTTATGTATCAAACTATTAACTCTACCCATATCTTCAAAATCAAGGTTTTTTGATTCCATATACTTTAAAAGTCCTTGAATCATTTTGTTTTTAGCTTCATCAGCCATTTCCAATACTTCTTGGAATGATTCGTTATCTTCCTCATGTTCTCCATGATATCTGTCTATCCATTCTTTACCTGAATATAAAAAAGGTGCCGACTGAAACATGTTAATAACCCCAGAATCTCTAACTTTTTGTAAAAATTTTTTCAAAAATTTATAATCAAAATTTTCAAACACCTCAGGATTTTTACTAAAAAAATCATATTCAGGAGAACCACTTGCGTGTTCTTGAATTTCTTGTGGCGCTAATTTCCAAGCATCTGTTGATGTTATTAGAGCAAGACTACTCCCGTTGTCCCACTTAACGTTAATAAGACTATCATTTTCAGACTCAAACGGGTCTCTTGTTATTCTTGCAACCGTCCCCAACGTACCTGGAGGAACACCAGTTTCCCCTTCCATATGGAAACACATTACTCTATCACCAACTTTTAACTCAGGATTTAATTGACCTTTCATAACAATAAATATATTATAAGTATTTATATTACATATGGACTTTTTAATAACAGAATCTCAATTACAACTAATATTACTTGAACAAAGTGACTCAAAGCTCACAAGTAATATGAAACAACTATTTTCGTTCACAAACAATATGGTTAACAAAGTAATTAAAAACTACGGACTTAACATTAAAATGTTGTTGACGTGGGGTACTGCTGTTGGTGGATTAGTAATGCCATTAGATAATTTTATAAAAGAAGGTGGTTTTAATTTATCAGAAAAAGAAAGAATGTTGGTTTTAGCTGGAGTTGCTTTCACAATTTTTTTTGAAAATAAAAGAGGGATTGTTTCAATTTTGAAAAAAATTAAAGAAGAAGGTCTTCAAGAAGTTTTTGATAAAGTTTTAACCAAAGGGGACCAATTAAAAAATTCTTTTTCCAGATTTTTAGAATCTTGTAATATAACTAGTGGAGCTGTTTTGGATACTGTTGCATATAGTTTTTTAATTCCAATTATTGCGGATATCTATTCCGTATCAACTCAATCATCAAATCCAACTGAAGCAGCAATTTTAATCACTGAAAGATTAGTAGCTTCTGCTGTGGTAGTTTTAAGTAAGGAAATAATAAGTGCAGGACTTAAAAAAATTGTTAAAAAGCTTAAGTAAACATTCCATCTTCTAAATCATAGTGATTACCCCACTTATTGTCAACCTCGAACCCATCTATTTTTATGATAAAGAATCTTGCTTGATAATATAAATCATCAATACCCATAATATCAATCTCATTACCCATTACATCATAGATTACATTATTAATTTTATCTCTCAAGTAATCAGTATCATACATCACGTTCAAAATAGCACCAGCAACGTCATCGGCAATTTTCAAATTAGGTACCGCATAATGACTATCTAATAAGAAGTGAGATATTTCAATATCAAAGTTGAAATCAATGTACACGTCATTTAACTCGTAGAATTCTCCCATTGGTCTCCAATATACATCAAAAGTCAATGGGCCTATTGCTGTTTTTAAAGTTACTTCTTTAACTTCTCTTCTCATCGCAAATAACACTTCTCTTTGTTTCTCATGGGAAATAAAAACACCTCCCTTAATTGGTTCTTTCCCATCAACTAATATTTTTTCTGAATAGGAAAAAGAACTACCAACGTATTTCCATATATTACTAAGAATGTCGTGAATATGTCCACTGAACACTGGTGTTGCATATGATTGACCCTTAACAGGTAAAACAACATTAACCACAATATCAAAACTCCACCCTTTTTCATCTGGTTCTATTGATAAAAAGTAATATTCATAACCATCCTTATTAAAAGAATGGTCCATCAATACCTTACGAAATATTTTTAACTCAGTATCTTTTAGTTCAGTATTCATTATTTCTGAATAATTTTTTGTATCACCTTTTCTTGTTGGTCAGGATTTAAATTATGTTTGTGTGGATTTTTGACAAACCAATTTCTAACCAATGTTTCAAAATCAACTCTTTCACCCTTTGCTCTTCTTCTGAATCCAGCTCTTTGAGCTTCTAACTCATGTGGCTGAGTATAATACTTATATGGGTCTTTAGGTTCTTTTTTAGGAAACTTATATCCTTGTTCAAATTGCTTTATATGTTCAAATTCATGTCTAAGAATCTCATTTAATTCACTCGTTAATTCTTTCAGATTTGTATATCCATCCTTTGGGTTTGAAATGATTGTAAGATAAATTAAATCATCGTCTCTATAATAATCGGCATCAACATCAACACCTTGAACAGTATCATCTAATTGTAAGTCTAAAAATATTGAAAATTCAGTTTCCATATCAGGAAACTTATACGTTAACTCATCGTCTCTCAAATCTTCAGGTAATCCAAAATCACCTTCTCTTTGATGTTTGAAAAATGCAATAATATCTTGGACAACGGTTCTAACAGCATTATCAAATCTGGCTTCTTTGATTAAACTTTCATTTAACTTCATTGGTTCTACTTCATTTACTACTTTAGTTAACATTGCGTTTGGTAATGAAAAATACTTTAAAAACTCTGACAATTTTTTACTCATAACCCACTCAAAATTCAAATAAGCATTATTATCAAATGTTTTAATTTCAGTTTCTCGTCCAAGTTGTGCACTTAATATGGAGTTAAATTTGTCAGAATTTTTGTTTGTTGGTAAAATATATGCCGTGAATTGAACAAACGGTTTGGACTCTCCCATATTAAGGTAATGTTTCATACCTGTTAATTTTACCTTAACGTTTGTTGGGATTTCTAAATTTCCTTCAGAATCCGCAAGATAATACATTTCAAATACATGATTCTTCAAAAATTTGTTGGCAGATACTATACCCTGTCTTATTTCATCAAGTTCACTCATTATCAATAAATACCAAAAGGTATTGATAATCCAACACCATATCTAACTTTATCACCACAATTAATACCAACAGTAAAATCAGGTCCTCTTTTGGTTTTTGTTAATAATCTTAACGGATAAACTTTAAACCATATATCTGGTCCTAACGCCAAACTATCAACATATGATTTTACTTGTGCACCAACCATTAAACCAACTTGTCCGTTAGAAAAACTTATTCCAATTCTATTCATAATAGATAATGGTGTAGTATAGATGTAAGGTTGCGGAAAATGACTTGTATAATATCCTCCAACATAAAAACCAATCGGTGAATAATTACTATTGTATGTAACAACCAAACTTTTTTGGTCAGGTACATACATCAAATCAGTTGTCTGACTTTTTACGGATAAACCCATAGAAAGTAAAAATATTGAGATAATTATTGTTTTCATGAGTCAAATATACTACTTTTGTAACAGATTACAAAAAAAATTGGAGAGATGGCAGAGTTGGTCTATCGCGACAGTCTTGAAAACTGTAGACTATAACAGGTCCGTGGGTTCGAATCCTACTCTCTCCGCAAATTGTTAGATGGTGAAATTAGGTTGTCTCTGTTATGACCTTGGCAAACACACCCTCCAGTCCCGAGGGTACGGATAAAGAAATAGATAAGTAATACTGGGGTAGACCACCTGCTTGCAAGCACTTATGTTACTTATTGAATCTCCGTTTGTAGGTTCGACTCCTGCTCTAACAGCTTTAAAATCCTTCAGAAATGAGGGATTTTTTTTGACTCAAACTTTTATTTCACCTATATTTTATAAAAAGTAAAAATATGTCTCGTATAGATGAATTAAAAAAACAATATCCTGAATTAAATGTCACCATGTTTGATATGATGACAAGATTAGATACTTCCAAGTCTTACAAATATCTCCCATTATTGTGTAAAATATTTGGTCAAAAATTAAATCCAAAAAAATTCTGGCAAAATAAAAATGATTATTCATCAGGTATGTTGGAAATTCAAGCGATTTTAATGAATAAATCAATTTCAACTGATAATCTTACAGATGGTCAAATGTATTATATTGCAAATTACTTTACAGAACATTTCAGTATGGATACCTACCAAACTCTAAAAGAATTTATGGATTATATGGAGAAAGACCAAATTGAAAATAAGGACGTATCTACCTATAAAGACCTTGAGGATATTAGAGGTGCGGTAACCTTAGCTTCAATGAAAGAATTAACTAAAGACCTTGAGGGTCAGGTTATTAAAGAATATGAAGATGAAAAGTGGGTTGTTGTTAGACCTTTAACATTTTCAGCATCCGCAAAATATGGTGCATCAACAAGATGGTGTACAACATATCAAAAAGAAAAAAACTATTTTGAGAAATATTGGAGAAGAGGTGTTTTAGTTTACTTCATCAACAAACAGACGGGTTATAAATTTGCGGGGTATAAAGGGTTAGAAGGTGATTCAGAATTTAGTTTTTGGAACGCCGAGGATAACAGAACAGACTATCTTGAGGTTGATGCTGATGATTATTTATTTCCAATTGTTAGAAGAATTTTCAAATCAGAGCAAACAAATAAGAATTTATGTTCGGACGAAATTCAAGAACAAGTTCATAACGAATGTTTAACAGGATATGAAAAAATGAGAGTTGAATTTGTTAATGAACATATGGAACAACCAACGGAAGTATCAACGGAACAACCAGATACACCTAATTATCAAAGAGAAATAAACACAATACGTGAATTAATCAATGATATGGATATGACCGAGGAAATTGGTGGTCGTGTTCCAACAATGAGAGCTTAAACATAAACCCACCACAAAGGTGGGTTTTTTATTACGATTTATAAAGTATTTATATTGAATGGATAATAGATTACAAGAAATATTTGATAAGTACAATGTTACCGAAAAGAACAACTCTACGGGTAATTTGAAAAAACTTGAAAAGACAATATCTGAACTACAAAAGTTGGATAAGGTATTACTATTAACATGCTCAAACAGATACAATTGGGACCCAAACGATGTTGATATACCTAAATCAACAATTCTTGGAATGGTTATCAATGAATATCTAAATGACAAATCAGTTTTGATTGATGTCCCTGAATTAAACATTGTACCTTGTGAGGGTAATGTATCAAGAAAAGATGGTAACTCTTGTGGAGTAATGAAAGCAAAACTTAAAGACAAAGACAAAAACCCTACAGGATATCACAGATGTTGGGCAAGTTTAAATGACAAAGATGATGAACTTTGGAAAATATCTAAAGAATTGTTTGAATCAAATGCTGTTATATTTTTTACCTCTGTAAGGTGGGGTCAAGCCAATATGTTCTACCAAAAATTAATTGAAAGATTAACTTGGATTGAGAACAGACATGAAACTTTGGGTGAACCAAATATTATTGAGGGTATTCAAAGTGGATTTATTTGTTCGGGACAAAACTGGAAAGGTATGGATGTCGTTGATACTCAGAAAAGAGTACACACATTCTATGGTTTTAAACCTAACGATAAGTTTTATTGGAATTGGCAGTTTACAAACAAGGTTACTGACGAATCTGAAGAGTCTTATAAAGAAGCATTTCCTGCCTTCGTTAAGAAATTTGACCTTACTAAATTATATTAGAACAATTAATTTTCCGTTGTATAACTTTGGTTTTTCTTCTTCCATTTCAAATTCCCAAACCAATTCTTTTTTCTTAATTTTTTCTAAAATAAACTCCGTGATAGGATATTCTTTTATACAATCTACAATTGTAGGAGTATGTGATTTGTATTTGAAATACCCAATATCTTTATGACTATAATTAAATTTGGAAATTAAAACTTGTTCGGCAATTGACAATTTGTTCGGCAAAAAATTATTCATATTATTTTTCTTGGGTTCCGTAAAAAGGTTTTGGAGTTTCAGGACCCTTGAATGCAGGTCGTTTGTTCCAATGAACTTTTATTTTGCTATTAATAGAAAGAATTTTCATAAAGTCACTAATATCATTTTCCATTTTTTTACGATAACTTCCTTCCCAATTTGGTTCTATATCAATAAAAATATGGTATATTCGTGGTAGATAACTCCCTCCTATAATCTGAAAAAGATTCAACTTGATTGGTTCATCTTCTTCCCCAACCAATTCTTTATTTATGTACCGTGAAATTACATCATCCAAATAAGTCTGTAAATATTTTTCAAGTTTTTCTATTTCCATTATTGAGAATTTGAAGATGAAAGACCTAATTGTTTAGAATATCTACCAAGATTACAAGACCAATATCCTGCGGTTGTTCTATCTGTTTTTTGAAAACACTCTCGGCTCTCTTTAACTATTAAGTTAGAGTTACCAAAAGTTATTTTCTTAATCCCTCCATTTTTACCCTTAGTATAAACAGTAAATTTCTTATGTCCTCTTGGAGTTTTAGATTCAGTTAAACCACCTTCTTCTGTTTCAGAGATATAAGGAGCATCCAAATAGATATATTCCTTACCAACTTTAACTTTGATACCCAAATCGGATTCAACCATTAAAGTATCCTCCTCATTAAGGTCAATTTTACCTTCATTAAACAATTCTCTAACCTCGTTTACCAAGTCAAAGTAACTTTCAGAATAAACCCTGAATATATTATTAGTTAATGTTAGACCATTATCTATGTGATATTTTAAATCATCTGAAATATTAGAATTTTCTTTCAAAATAAGAGACTTATCTAATTGTGATTCTAAAGATTCTTTAATTAATTCACGTAAACCCATGTGACTGTTTTATTATAAATAGTCTACTCCTTTTTAACTTTCACTTTCCAATAAACCCCCACCCCAACATACGGTTTTAGTTCGCCAGTTGTTCCATCTACAGTTCTGTTAGCCACACCAAGATTAACCTGATATAAATGGTTTTCTTTTGTTTTGAGTATCAATCCCAAGCCGATTGAGTTAACCCAATCCTCTTTGCTTACAGCACCGTTGATACCAAAAAATACTTGGTTTCGTGTTGGAGGTGGGGGTGGCGGTGTTTCTCTTACAATCTTTGGTTTGATTGTTGCGGAGAATTTTCTATCAACTATTTTGTTTTCATTAACCGTTTGGTTCAAATAAACAAATCCTTGATTGTTTGATAATTTCAGAGTGTCTGAAAATTTATTGAATACTAAGTAGTCTCTAAGAATTGCTGAAGTATCAACTTTTTCAATTGTGGTTACGTAAATTGTCGTGTCTTTTATGATTAGTTTTCCAGGTAAGTAAACTGGAACTTCTTGTGAAATAGTATCGTGTATTAATTCAGGTTTTGATGGTATTTCTTTTATTACAATTTCTTTCTTTGGTTTATTGTCTTGTAATAGAAGACACGCAATTAATAAAAACAAAATTATAAAATGTCTAATATCTAATATTTTCTTTATCATAGTATTACTCTTGAACCAATTAAGAAATTACTCAAAATTGGGGAATTTTTCTGTGTTGAAGCAGAAAGTTTATAGTTCAAACTGAGTCCAAATCTTTTTGTTATTTTGTAATCAAATGAACCTCCAAGTAAAAAACCAAAGTTTCTTCCACTTGTGGTTTCTCCTGTTTTTGAATTCCAAAGTATTGGTGAATTCATTACAAAAACTTGTGGCGATATTGTTATCTTTTGTGAGTATTGGTATGGTTTTGTCCAAAACGCAACTGCTGAAGTGGTAATTGACGTGTAAAACACAGTTTTTGTTTTTACGAATTTTCCTTCTCCAACTATTTCTTCATTCTTTAAGAAAAGTGAAATGATACCTAAATTATATCCATAAGTACCATATTTTGGATGTGGTTTTATGTAAGTGTACCCACCCATAGTCATCCAGTTTCCTGTAAGATATGCTGTGGTCATTGAATAAGAATGAATTGCATTTAACTTTCCTTGTTGGAAATCCATTTTGGTATATCCACCGCTGACTGCAAATTGATTAAGTGAACTCCAAATTAATCCTGTTGCACTCCAACTTTGATTCCCTAATGCAGATGATTTACTAACCCCTAACGATAATATTACATTGTATTTGTAGTCAGGTCCTTGTGCTGAGGTTAAATCTGACGCTAATAACATTGGATTAGCTACTACAATTTTTTTCTTTTCTTCTTTCTTTTTTTCTTCTTTTTTCTCGTCAGATTTTTTTTCGTCTGACTTTTTTTCTTCACTTTTACTTTCTGACTTACTTTCGGAACTACTCTCGCTCTTTGATTCTGAACTTGTTTCGCTTGATGAACTGCTTGATTCTGTTTTGCTCTCTGAGGTAGACGAAGAACCACCAGATGATGACGATTGGGAAGTAGATGATGAAGACGATGATGTTGATGGCGGTGGTGAAGATGCGGTAGACGCTGCTGAAGATGAAGCTGAGGAAGCTGCAGATGATGCGGCGGATGACGCCGCAGATGATGCGGCTTGAGATGCCGCTTGAGCTACCGTTGCTGTTACCGTTTGTTGAACTACTTGACTTGTTGGACATGGTGATGCAAAAATATTTTTTATCCATGTATCCACTTCTCCCGATGCAAACTGTGAATAAGTGAACACTTTTGTTTTATCTCTAACAATAACTAACACACCTGAGTTAGATTGTATTGGAATTGATACTACATAAGTTTTTAAACTACACGGGTCTATATAGGTTTGTGTAACAACTTGCCCTGAGCTTTTCAGAGCAAGTTGCATTAATATTAATAAAAACACAAACCATTTTTTCATTATTTAACGAATATTCCTTTTTTAACCATTTTACCTAAAATGTTAGCACATGCAATATCCAAAGCTTTTTTGGTTGAAATGCTAATTGTAGATTGGTTGAATTTAACTGGGTCAACGGTTGCATCGGATAAAAAAGTCAATTCTCTTGTTGTTTTTGCTTCTCCTAATCCAGATGCCGCAATGATTGTACCGTTTTCAGCGTCTGTAAATCTAACTTGTAAACCAATACGTGTTATTAATATATTCTTTACACCGTCTTTCAAATTAACAGTTTCATCTTCAGAAACAGAGTAGTCATAACATTCAATTTCAACAAAGTAGTGAGCCAATTTAATCTTACCTCTACCGTCTAATTTGTTTTCAGAAATTCCCGCTTGAGAAGCTTGGAATTGTTTTACCATTCTGTTTTTAATTTCTGTTTTGTCTTCTGTAAATTCAAAACGATTTAAATTATCAAGATATTCAAGTACAATGTTTGTAACACCCAAACCAACTCTTTTTTCTTTTAGTTCAGGATACATCTCATACATTTCATCATTGATACCACATTTCAGAAGTTGAATATTCTTTTTTGGTCCGTCATAATCCAAAAATTGTGAGATATCACTTTTTGTTTCAAACGAAGCTTTGTAATCTTCTGTTTTGGTTTTACCTATTGTTTGGGAAAAAGCTCCCGTGCTCAACAGTATTACTGTCAAGAAAGCCATTGTCTTTTTCATTTTAAGTTATTTTAAAAAAGGAGTTATTAACATACTGAATCCAAAAGATATAATTGCTAATCCAAATAATGCTATACAACATACCCCTATAAATCTTATAATTTCTTGAGTTTTAGACATAATATTATTTTTTAGGTTCTTCATACCAAATGTTATCAGGACTGTTTTTGAATGTTCCATCAAATTTCCATTCTATTTTGTTAATCATGTCTTGTTGTCTCTGTTCTTGTCCAGATACTTGTAGATATATTACAAACATTTCAAAACATAATGCGGATACTACCCACAGGCAGCACAGTTTTACAAATCCTAACATTATTAGGTCGCTTAATCTGTTTAAATTTATTGTTTTCATAGTTTTAGTTTTGTTCTAAATTTTCTTTTAATAGACCGCATACTAAACATTCTTCATGTCCGTCATGGTCTGAATCGCCCCAAACGTGGTGACAATTCCTGTGTTCAAAATATTCATCAATAACCCCATCTCCGTCATTATCAATACCGTCCATTACACCATCACCATCCTCGTCTATTTCAACGGGTTTAACTTGGTTTTTTTGTAAGGGAACTACTGGAATTAATATTTCAGGAATAATTGGTGTAGCGGGAGTTTCTTGGTTTTTCATGTTCGCCGTGTTAGATAGTGTAATACCATCTTCTTCGTCCATTTTTTGAACAAGCATCTTATCTTTATCCTGGTCACTAAACCAGTAATCAATAATTTTACCATAACTTCCAATGAAAGCTCCTAATAATAACAATAACAATTCTTTCCATTCACCAGCCATTTGTGTCTTTGCCAAAATCGCTATAAAAATAGCAAGTATTGTACCAAAAAAGGTGAATAGTACGATGGCTGTTATAAACCATCTTCTTTTCATAACTGAAAAGAGTAAATCTTTGAATCCTGTGCTTGATTGGGTACTCATAATTTAATCTTTTTTTACCATTTAGGTGCTTCTTCCTTAAACTCATCACCATTTTTCTTTTTAGGAGCAGGTGCTGGTTGTGCAGGTTTTGCAGCTTCTTTTATTACAACTGTTTTACCACCCGCAGCCGCTTGTTGTTGCTGTTGGGTGTTGTTGATTATGATTGACGGTTGTTGTGCTGGTGATTTTTCTTCTTCTTTTTGACCACCGAATAATAGTGTACTTAAAAATACACCACCACCTGCAACTACGGTACCTAAAGTACCTACGATTGTTTTTTTAAGTCCTGACCATGTACCATCGTTATGCTCCTGACCTTGTTGTTCTTCTTCTGACATTTTTTTATTTTTTTATTTTTATTTTATTAAAATTGGATATTTTGTCTCATTACCACTAATGTCTATGAAAACTACGTCGTAGTATTTTTTTGACAAATCCGATAAGTCGTATACTTTCTTTGTAACACCTTCTGTTGCGGTAAAACCTTCTTTCTTTGAAGGTATTTCACTACCAAAAGGTATAATTTGAACCGAATACTTTGAACCTACCGTTGTTTCAAACTCAGCGGTAACAATGTTACCTGTTTGAGATATTGATTTTATTGCTGTTGAAGTTGATTTAACACCTAAGTCAATTACTTGTGGTTGTGGTACATCAATCTTCGTACAACTCAGAATTAAAAGGGTAATTAAAACCCCTAAACCTAAAATTTTGTTTATCTTTTTCATGATTAAAAATTATTATAACCTGTTAATTTTATTTGAGTTGAGTTCAAATCAATTCCTAATTGAACTCCTTTAGAATTACTCGCGTCCATTGTTGGAGAAACTTTAACTGAAGTTAAAATGTCCACTCCATTTCCAATTGTTGAAAATTTCAATTTAAATGGTATTAAATTACCGTTAATTGATGTTTTGTTATTTTGGTCAATTGCTCCAAACTTAACTTTACCGTCTTTTGAATTTACAAAAATGTACCAAGAATTTGGAACCTCTGATTTCAATTCTTCAAACTTAATTTTTGATGGGTCGTATTGAAATTCAAACTGTAATGCACCCACCGCATTTCCGTTAGTATTAATTGATACTGGTATTTCAACGTTATCTGATGTTACAGTTATGTTTGATAAATTAACATTGATAGATGAAATATCGTTTGGTGTATTAATAAATGATGTTGACTGTGTTGCAAAAGTTTTAAATGCTGTATTAGTAGTTAAGCTATTCACAGCATTTGTTTGTACTGTATTAACTCCGTTTAAAATAGTAACAACTTGTGAAGAATGTGAACGATTTACATCACCCCATAAAAGATATTTTAAATCAACAATTTCATTTGTTCCTAAAACTCCTGTTCTAACGTATGTTTTAGGATATGTTATATTCTTCCAATTAGAAGATGTTATTGAACCCCACGAATTGGAAGGATTTGGGTTGAAAGAAAATTCAGCCTTAAGACCGTAATCGTTATTACCCATAGTTCTAATGTAAGGTGCGAATGTTGATGTTGATATACTTGTAAAACTTGATGGTACTTTGTAGAAAGCCCATGACGCATCTTTACTAACAAATTCAACAGGACCTGAATACAAATCAAATAATTGTAAACTTTTAATATCTTCAGGTAATACTGTTAATCCTGCAAATTTTCTCATATCAATATAAACTCTTGTTTGACCTACACCATATCCATTAATATTGACAACACACCATTCAGTTTGACCTGCTATACTTGTTGCATCTGTTGTTCTCCAAGTAGGTAAACTCATATATCCATTACTACCCATAACATATCCTTGAGGGACAGTTGTTAGTGTATCTAACCCAACAACTTGACCTAACAATCTTGGTAAATCTCCACCGTCAATAATTTTATTCCTATTAATATCTGCAGCGTATAATGATTGTCCTGTTTTTAATATTTGACCATTACTACCATCTAACCCCATTGATGTAAATTCACTTTGAGCTGTTGTAAAATCTGATATTGTAATTGCTCCGTTATATATTGCATTTGTTTTATCCATGTTGTGCATTACAGACACTTCATAAACTTTGTTTTCAGATAATAATGCTTGAGAAATGTCAACATTACCATTAGACAATACGTTAAACAATTGTCCTGTGTTTGTTAATGTATCTCTAAAAGAAACTTTTAGGTCACTTATTGCAAGTAAATTAGAATTAACATCAACTTTAGCAGTTACAAATTTACCAGTGTTTTGGTTCATTATAACTTCAGTTGACAATGGAGTATCCATAAATGTTTCAACTCCAACACCTTGAGCATTCCATCCAGCCACAAAATTTAATTTAACAGGATTAAATGAATTTGCAGTGGATGCGGCCTTTAATCTAAATCTTACAATCAACATTCTATCATAAGATGTGTATGGCATTGCTGATGTTGTTGCCCAAGTTATAGTCGCTCTAATAATTGCATTAGACCCATTTCCGTTATATACGTAAGTTGCGTTAGAAACATATCTTTGCGTGCCATTTGTAAAAGTACTATTACCTGCGTAAGAATAACCAGGATAATTCTGCCAAGATAATTGTATGTTTGAACCTCCAGGAAGTATTCCACCATTTCCACCTGTACCTGTATGGTTGATTGAAATTACCTCAAAGTTTGTTTGGTCATATTGGAAATCAAACATTAACTGTCTTGTTACTGCATCACTATTACCATTTGCATGAACTATAACGTCAAATTGGTCTCCTCTATCAATAACACCACCGTTTATATCGGTAAGAACTCTTGTGTCAGGAAACTTAAATTTAATTTGACTAAATGATGTTAGGGACATCATTAAAAACCCTAGAATTAAAAATTTTTTCATATTTATTTTGTCTCAAATAATTTATCCGCCAACTTCTCACAAGCTTTTTTGATTGCATTACTAAGTGATTGTTGGTTAAATTGGCCACCATTATCAACCGCAAGTGTTGACATGGAAATCTCAGAGGATTCTTCCTCAACGATTACTTCTTTAATTTTTTTACCATCAACTTTTAGAATGCCTTTCAATCGGATAACAACCGATTCTTTGTTTTTGTGAAAAACTGAAAGATTAGATTTTGTTTTGAGAACGTCTAAATAGACAATTTCAACTAAAACTTTTGATTTTGATTCTGGATTCAGGTCATAGTCTTTTTCCTGTAAAAATTCTTCCAGAATGTTACGAATACCAAACTCAAGGT